TATTTTTTGTCTGTTTTTCTATTTTTTTTAAATCAGATACAGCCTTATCAACTTCTGCCTTTATTTGAATAATTAACTCTTCACTTACTGCCATTTAATTTCTCGTTTGCTCCATCTAATATATCCAGAACTTTCATAGCCCACCATGGCCAATTAGACCAGCCAACCGACCAAGGTGAACCATGCCTTTTATATCGTACCCAAAAATTGATATAAAAAATATTTTCTTCATCAAAATACTTTGGTATATCATGCGTTAGGATTACAATCGGCTCTTTGTTGAACTGTAACTTACCTTTCTCGTCTGCAAAACGTTTTGTGTTTTGCATTTTAGGTATATTATCTATCAGCTTATACCAGCCCTCACTCCATAGGGCGAAGGCTGTTATAAGTTTTTTTCATCGATATCCTTGAGTTTGGGTATAAGGAAACTTCTCACCTCATCTGCAAGCCCGGAAATACCAGGTCTTGACAAAAGATCATATCCATTTTTTATTACTTCGCCATTTAATTTAAAATTCTTTATTTTTACAATACATCTTTCGACCAGCTTTACATAATTTATACGGATATTACTTTCACCTTTTAACACGCTGATATCAATACAAGCTTCTTTATCGTAGCCCGTAGGCCATTTCCAGATGATTATAATCTGTTCATCTCTTTCGAGTTTTTGATTTCCATTCCATTCAGGAATATATTCATTTTCAAGAGATATCTTGTAATCCATAACACTCCCTATTAAGTTGTCGGTACGTGATACAACGCACCTGTTTTTTTATAACTCGCCGTCCACGTCTGCAGCGCAGTTGCGGATTGAGTTAATGCAATACTTTCTATTACTGCCGACATATACAATTGATCATTCGAAGACGAAACAACATACAACTGCAACAACACCTGTCCCGGTGTTTGCCCGGTAAGCAATCTGTCTATGATCACTTTTTGTGACGCATTATCAGGATCGGTATTAATAGTTAGAGTTCCTCCACCATCCCGTGGCCCTTGTGTATATGATTTGTCAGCAGATCCAACAGTCGTTGTTTCATAGGTATCTATTGAACCGGAATAATCCCACGCAGTAACGGCAAAAGCTACTGTGTTTAGCAGGACACTTCCGTCTTTTCCTGTATATTCTGCCATAATTCCTCCAAAATCTTGACAAGATTTTTAGCCGATATTTCCCAGGTTAATTTTTTTCTAACCATCTCGGCTCCTCTTTTTGCTTTTTCTAAAGCTTGATCATAATTATGATATATATTTTCCATGTGCTCTATGATAGATATAGGCTTCGCATATGCGGCATGAGTTTTGAATACCCGTAAATCATTTTCAGGCATAAACCTCTCACGCATCATTACAGAAACCATTTCATAGTCTGCCGGATATCCAAAATCCTCCATGTAGTCCTGGGGGCCACCCCACGGAGTATATATACAAGGCAATCCAGTAGACAGGGCTTCGCATAATGGCAAACAAAATCCCTCTCCCATAGATGGCATCATGAAAACATTAGCATATTTATAGACGTCTATCAACGCCGGTAGTTTTTTAGTTTTCTTCAGTGGCAATTTCCGATTATCTATTACGCACCCGTCATCTTTGAAATATCGTACAAGCTGTTTTTCTTCTTTCCTGTTCGGCAGGGTTTTTAAAATCAATCGCGTATTAGGATATTCTTTGAACCATGCGCCCCATGTATGCAGGATCGAAACATATCCTTTTCTAAGATTATTTGCCGCCAACCAAATAAAAGTAAACTCCCGGTCTTTCGGAAACTCTCGATCTATATATTTAAAATAATTCGTATTACATCCTTCGAGTAAAACTTTTATCGGAATATCAGTATACTGTTCAAAAAGTTCTTTATTTTGTGTACATGGCACAATTAACAAATCTATATCCTGCAGGTTTCTAATCCAATCAACAGGCAGCTCGGAACATTCAAACATCGTATATAATACATTTATTTTACCTTCAATTCTTTTATAATGAGGAACGGGGGTACAGTGAATAGCTATATCAAAATCTTTATCATCTATCATACCCAAACCTTCAAGAGTTTTTTGCATATTTTCTTGATGTGTTGCATATCCTATACTATTACCCTCTGCATCAAATTTATTTATCCAACTTATTTTCATATCTCCTCATTTCTGTATAGATTCTTATATCCTCATTATTTTCTGTATATATTCTATGTTTCATTTCTTTTGTAAGTTTATATGTCTTTGGTATCACCATTTTATCATCCTTACTATATTCCCCGGTAACACGTTGGTTTTTATATGCCATCGGCACGCCAAGTTCTTTGAACAATATAGCAAGATATATATCAAGATTCTCTGTGAACATAACACAATAGAAACTCTTCAGTCGTTCTATCATTTCACTCACGTCTATGCAGCCAAGAAACTCACGCAAATATCGGGTCATACGATTTCTATTTCCATAAGTAGGCAGTACGGTATTTTCTTTTTTCTGTTCATACCATTCTTCAAACGGGATTTGTTTTTTCTTTCTCATCATATCCTGATGATATATTGAAACTAACCAGGATGCAGGATCTCGCAATATAGTAATATATCTTATCTCTCTCCAAGGATAAAAATAATGTTCACCATATCCTCGAAAATTAAAAATATGTCCCGATACAAATATATCAGATTCTTTCGGTTGTTCATGTTTATTTGTATCCCTAAACCCCGTCAAATATCTCTTTAAATGTGTGTTTATTGTGGTTCCGCCTGTTTTCACTACATGCAAAAAGATATATAACGGTTTATACATATTTTACATTTTCCTTTACATTAAAATTACATTTCTCACAAATCCCTAAAAACTCTTCCCGTCCTTGTTCTTTTATTTTTTCAAGACGCTCTTTATTTCTAACAATCTTATCATAATCATCTGTTAAAAAATTACCCCATACATTCTCCCGTTGCCAATCATGCGCGCACATTACAATATCACCGTTCCAGTCTATATTGATTATATCAAGGTAATTACAAAAAATTCTTTTTTTCTGTTTGTATTTCCGTAGAGTCAAATCCTTCCCGCCCTGGTTATCATATTTATAACTTATCCGCACTTTTCCAGGGAAATCATTCCATATATTCTTTATATTTTCTTCACTATCTTTATTCTCCTCAAAAATCAATATGTTCAATTCTGCCTGATCAGCATTCTTTTTAATATCAGCATATTTGTATTTTATGTTGTATGTCACCTGTTGAAAACTCAACCCGGTAATTTTTTCATAACTTTCTTTATCACCGCCGTTAAAACTCACGATTAATTCATGAATATTTGGAATAAAACTCATTTTTGACCCATTAGTAATTAACGTGATCCATAAATCCTCACGCCTATTTCTATTGATATATTTCAAAATCTTCACACAATCCGGATGATAATATAAATCGCCGACATTATTTAAAATCATCTTATGTATTCTCTGCTCTTCTATAATCTTATTCCAAATAGTCACAAAATTATTAAACGGCATATGCTTCTTTTCATGCTGCCAGTTAGGGCATGTAATACATTTTGCGCCGCAGGCAGTAGTCAAAGTCAATTTTACAATCATAAATCACCTTTCATATTTTATTATATAATCCCTGGATAATCGTATAATCTTTTCTGGTTCTCGTAATTCCCTGTAGCCGGCACGCATAATCAAATAAACTGTCATTCCGTCCACTGTCCCGGTCAAGTCGTTTAAACTTGTTCTTATATATTTATCCAGTGCTTTTACATTTGCAAGAGTATCGTTATCATCTATACTATCAATCTGAATCCGGGGGTTACTTCCATCTTTCCCACAATAAGTATTTTCGTCCGGGTCTGATATAGTCTGAATACATACATACGGATAAGTGGCGGTTGCAGGTGCTTCCATGTAATATATCCTGGTTCCAACTATCCCAGTAACGTTTGAATCTGCGAGTAATCTTGTGATAATAGCCTGTTCAATATAACTACTCGCCACCCAAAGCCTCCTTAATTGCCTTATGGAATGCTATTATCACATTCTGTTTTGTCAAATCAACTGCCGTCCTTAAATAAGATTGTGCAGGCATATATCGAGTACCATACTCAACATGCGCTGCATATTCTACATTTGTTCCTACCTCTGCAACACCACCATTAATTCTATGAGTGATTGACGCCCTAAGTCTCCCGGTATCAACAGGACTTAACATTTTCGCCTGCCCCTCTACAATAATCGCCGCAACTTCAAGCGCCATTTGTGTCTTGTTTTTAACATCTACGCTCAACGTGCCTTTAAATATTTTAGAATCTTCTTTGCCCTGCAATTCACCACTTAATTTCATACTATCTTTAGAAGACTAACCTCCATATGATGACCCCTTGAATTAGGATCTTTTATATGCGTAATATGATACACCACACTATCAATCGTTACTGTCATAGCCTCGGTAACACTCGAATTATAAGCCGTGTACATAATAGCGTCACGATATACATATTCTTTCCCTGCCTTAAACTCTTCTCTTGTTGTAGCCGGTCTCAACATACAAGCCTGTGTTGCTAATGTATCCCAATTAGCCGTAGAGAAATCAGGTTTATTCCAGGCATCCACTGTTCCATCATGATATTTTATTATAGCTGATTTATCATAATGTGATTCAATACTCATACAAATTTAGGCCTCCGGTATTTATTTAGTGCCGATGTAATATAAGACGAATATCCGCCACTTGAAAGATCTGTATATGTCACTGAATAATCACCTATGCTTTCAGATTTAACATCTTTATTTTGTGCCCTGGTTATATTCTGCCATATTATCTGTGCTACAATCATTAACAACCCCTTGGGCCATTTTATCCTTGTGATTAGAATAGTCTCTCCGGCCGCTTCTGTTACCACTGATTCTGTACTATCAAGAGTTAGAGTTCCAGCCACAACAGTATCAACATTATACAACCCGTCATTATATAGACTATCCTCTACATACACATCCATTTCAGCAGCAAAGCTCGCATCTAAAAACCCAGACCCGGAGTCTGTAATAGTATCCGGGTCACTATCAACAAACGCTATTGTGTTTGCCTGAATATAGATGTTATCGTCTTTGAATGAATCAGGAGTGCAGTATCTTAATATATCATCCTGTACATATGGAATTAATACACCTATTTGCGTATCCCATGTACTCGCTGTAATCCCAAGAATACTTTTTACTGTTGAAGTATCAATTATCGGCATCTATTACCTCCCCTGTTTCAATTACATACCCAGGGCCACAATTTTTACATTCAAGGTCTTTTAGCAGGACACCATCCGGACGTATAGCAACCCATCTATCAAGACACATTACACACATAACCTCGCTGCAGAGATAACTTTCATCCTCTCCATATGCTGGTTTATTTTCTCTTGCGCCGTCTACCATTCTTTTTCCTGTTAACCTTTAACCTTTTGTCCTTCTTTGTTCCTTTATTTGGTCGTCCGCCCATATTATTCCTCATAAAAATATAATCGAATAGTCGGTGTTGATGAATCTTGCGAAGCTGTAAATCTAACCAAATAATCTTCATTCTGTTTTAAAATATACTCATGTCTATTATTTGATTCGCCACCTATTTTTACAGCTCCCTGTGATGTGCCATAAGTACCAGATTCAAGCGTTGTACCAACAGAACTAACTGTGGGGGCTGTTTTTATTGTAGCGGTTGTAGTATTAGAACTGTTTCTATCGTTATTATTTGCTGTTCCAGCACTTCCGCCGCTAAAAGTTCCGTTTTCATAAAATCCCCATGTCCCGGCCAAATTAGATTGTACCTCTATTTGCATATGTATTCTTGCTGTTGTGTTTGGTGAAGTAATTTGAACATCTAAATTTTCACCAGTATCCCTTGATATACTATAATTAAATGTATAATGACTTCCTTCATGAACTTCTAAATGCGTTCTGTCAATTACACCTGCATTCCCCTTGGAAAACATTTCCGTAAGATGATGACTGACCATATTAACCCCTATTTATATGCCATGCATGCGCCGGAAGTTAATGTTATTGCTGTAAAATTACCCATAAGCGGATGATTTGCTGGGAAACTTTCGCCAGTAATTGTATTTCCATCGAGCTTAGCATCTGTTAACGTGGCAAATATAGTTGTTTCAATTGGAATTATCATTCGCCAAGACCCTGTATGCGCCGATGTGTCAGAAATAAAAGTTGATCCCTTATACCCAATTCTTAAAACGTCTGTCACCTCATGACTTAACATATATCACCTCAAAAGAGGGGGATTACTCCCCCTCGTCTTTCTTATCTTTGTTTTCAAACTTACTCCAAATTCGGGCAATCTTAGAATCAATCTCATCTTTCGACGCCCCTCTTTTTTCCATAAGCCTGACAACTTTTTTTTCAAAATCTTTTACTTGCGCTTTTGTTGCTGCCATAATTCCTCCTTATGCATCTGATTCTCTAATTACTACTGATATACAAACGTCCCATACTTTACCAGCTGGGCATGTTTCGCCCAGCCTGTCTTCAGTATCATCATTAATAACGGTTTCAATTTTTACCTCATCACCACTACCGAGTGTATAACTCTCAACCCCTTCAAAGGATGTTTTGTATACAGGATATTCTGTGAGATCCATACCACCTCCTATGTTGCCACTGTCTGTGGATCAACAACAGTAGAACCAGCCATGGTGTGATTACCGATAATTCCAGTCGGACTTGATGCGCTCTCAATATCTGTTGCACCTGAAGGAACCACAATATAATTGTCTGTGTAGAGATTAACACCCGTACTGTTGTTATCAATCCCGATTACCGTACCAGTTGCACTCCCAAGATTTATAAAATTATGATCAATCACATTTCCATATGTAGTGCAGGTATTATCTATTAGGATACCAACAACCGAAGCAGCGTTTGAATATATCCGGTTATCCCGGATAAGTGAATCTATAAGATATTGATTCGCTCCGCCCTCAAAATACATTATTGAAGTTGCCGCGCTATTTCCCGCATTTCCAAAAGTATTTCCTATTAACTTGCAATTTCTTGTATCGTCCATTTCAGTCATACTTGTGGTTGTAGCCGTTACACCAGTCATCGTACAATTAGCAAGAATTGAATTGTCAAACGCAGGCGCATAGAAACACGGTTGTGCTCCTGCTGCCTGTAATGCAACATTCAATAGTGCACTATTTGCAGCCGCAAAAGCGAAGACACCATAAGCCGCGCCACTTTCACCGAGTATATGGACGCCGCTATCATTCCCTGGTATACCGACACCGATAACATGAATTCCATGACCTGCTACAAGAATATCGTCCTCAACATATTCACCAGGCGCTATAAATACCCAATAGTCTGCATCATTTGTATAATCATCATCCACAGCAGCCATGGCAGTTGTGACTGTAGTATATGCGTCATCCCATGACCTGCCGTTTCCTCTGCCTGTTGCGGCGGCATCTACAAAGTACACATGGTCAATATTAGTTTCTAATGAAAGGAGTTTTTCGAGATCATATAAGTAATTTCTAAGTTGTACTGATAGACCAATTTCTTTGAAAACATTTAATCTACTTGACATATCTCCTCCTTTCTTAACTTGTACTCAGGTTTGTGATTTTCCCGTGATATTCCTCTGGGCCATAATCAAGACCAACCTGCGTATACAAAAATCCGCCTGTTTTCGCTGCAACTTCTGCTTTTTCAACATCTGCTACCATTTGGTTTCCATATGAAGGTACAAATACTAACCGACACACCGACATGTCTATAAAAGTAATATCATCTGTCGGCGTTTGTGGTTCATACACAACTCCGAAGGTACAGAAATCTGTAAGTACCTGTTTAATTGCAACGCCACCTACTATTCTATCAGTAGGCGCATATCCATAGATGTCGGAAATCTGCTGCATCTGAAATGCGTTTGCAAAACATACCATGTTATTAAACACTGCACCATTTCCAGCCATAGTTCTTAGAAGTGTATCAATTCGCGCTTTTGTCAAATCCCCAGTGGCTGCCGCAACCTCGTTAGTGCTAATTGCTTCCAACAATCCCCTAGTTGTCTGATTTGTACTTGCGCCTGATACATCCACAAAAGTTCCTTGAAAACATGAATATTCAAGATCCAGCGCCATTTGTAACATAGCCCCTGATCTCTGGAAAGTCAGTTCATTCATTACAGGTTGATCACCAATAACCTGAATACCTGAAAATTCCCCGGTCGTACTCTGTTTTGCTGCCGATACCTCATAATCATATTTCATGATCTGGCATACATTATAATCCTGTCCTCTTGTATATGTAGTCGGAGTCCCCTCTGCGGCTGCCGTTGCTTCACTCTGTGTATTTTGTGATGCAGAGCTTAAATTCCACGGTTGCGCAACAGGAAATTGAAAACTTCTTGATGTTGCCGCATTACCACCGCTAAGACCGCCAAGCATTCTGAGGAATGGTGTCTGATAAGCACCGACAAGATATAATCGCCCTAAATAATTTACGTCCTCACGATCTGTGTAAGCCATAATAGCTCCTTATTTCTTTAATTTTCGTAATTTTGCTCCTATCGTTTCGAGAATCATATAATCCTGCATGTTGTTTGACTGTTTGTATCGTTCTTCTGCTTCGTTATATTTCTTAATGAGATTTTCCCGAATCGTTTGAGGAGTTCCACCCCCGGTTCCTGGATTAGTTGAATAATTTTTCATAAGCTCCTCTGTTGCTGAGTTTTTCGCCCCAGATACAAACTCTACCAATATTTTGAGCTTAGATTCAACATTCTCTTCATTATCTGCATCAATAAGATCTACTATTTTCACAGCTTCCTGGCCGAGAAGTTCTATAGCCCGCTTAGTAGCGATACCCCTTATCCTTTCCCGTTCAGCAACTTTTTTCTGTTCTTCGAGTAGATTATTTGTCTCATTTATTTTTGCTTCAAGTGCCCTCAATTTTTGATCCTTTTCATCCTCCGGTGGATGTTCTTTATTATACCGTTCCTGGTACATTTTATCAAAATTGTTAGTTTTATAAGTCTCAATCGACTCTGTAACTTTTTTGTCAAATATACTCTTTAACGGAGCATGTTTATTCACCATATCCCATGCATTTTCAGTCGTTATCCCTGTCAGTGGATCAATCCCCTGTTTTAGTTTTTCTGAATATGCAGTCAATAGCGTACTCACATCTTCAACTTTTACATCCTCCTTTAAAAACGGTTTTAATTTCTCTATAAATTCCGGCATTTCTTTTCTCCTTTTCCTGTCCGTTATCGTTTCACCCGGACAGTTCTAACACCATATTGTTTAATACCTCGCTCTTTAGCGTAAGTATTATAATCTACATATTTTTTAATTCCTTCGCCTTTTATTCTTCTATATTTCGCCGGAAACCCTTCTATCTCTGGATAGACAGTACACCGACAGTTAATGTCAAACTCCGCAACCCCTGATTGCAAAGGCCCCTCAACCCATCCTATACCAGGTACATACCAGCCATTTTCGCTCTTCTTCTTTCCATC